GAATAACCTTTCTCACATAATGCTGTGGCCCATGACTCCCCAAGAGAATCCGTTTTGAATAGCTCATTGTATAGCAAGGATCTTATAACAGCTCTTGCAGGAGTCTCATTATCTATAATGTTTGTCCCCTTGTAGAATGAATAAAAGGAATGGAAAAATTGTTGCTTGTTAGTATAATCCCTCAAAGTTGGGACAAGCTTCACCAACTCTTCATCGGGAATCAATTCAGGTGACAAGATACCTTGGTCATCCATATATAAGAACAAAGATCTAAAATCGTTTTCCCTCTCTATAACCTGGCTTGGGACAGTGTCCGCATGATTCAAGAACTTTGTAGACAGATTTTCATCATTTACTATGAAGGATGAATAACTTTGGTATAATTTTGCTTTATTCATTATCTTCAATACATTTCCAAGATTCTCCTTAGGAGCATCAAATGTTTCTATCATTTCTGCTGGCTTTATTCCTTTAAAGGAAAATGAAACATCCTTACACATTGCACCTATTTCCCTTTTTAGTGCAAGTGACTCAAGTTCTGTCATGCTCGGTTTCAATAGTGCTAATTGAACCTTCAATGAGGTGATTAAATACTGAACATTTACATTGTTGTCTAAACCTCCATACATTGTTATGAGCCTATCAATTCCTGTGACCTCAAACTTGTTCGTCACGGTGTTCGACGTAAGATCTCCTGTTTTTGGATTGAATCCAGATGACTGAGCCCTGTGAAAATATCTTCCACCCCTTGGAGCAACAACGAACTCAGTTAAATCATCAAAGCGCACCTCTGTAAATGTGCTGAGAGATAGATCACAGATTTTAATCACAGAATTTATTTCATTGTGGCTGATCTTGGAGTATTTCTCACAATCCATGATCATCCACTTCACATACCTTACAAGTTCATATGCATTAAAAATCAATTTGTCCTGGAACATTCCCTCTATCTCTAGGTCCCTGTCAAACTTGGTTATGTTAATATTGGTCTTAATAGGCGGGGCATTCTGTATTCCCCTTTTTGTGATCACTGTCCCAGGCTTCATAATGGGTCTTATCACATTGTAACAATCGCTATGCTCCAATGACCCCAGTAATGGAATTTCTTCAATCTTCAGGAATTTCAGATCAATCTTAATCTCTTTCTTCCCATATGTGTAATATTTTTCTTGAAAGTCTCTAGCACTCACTAAGGAGAGATAAGAATATTCATTTTCACCCAGAGATGGAATGTTCTTATATGTTAGGTTTTCATTAGACATCCAGGCTTTGTTCCACATCTTGTAAATTCTCGGCTTCCCTAGTAAGTACATAAATGTCGCTGAATTGTCAATTTTTGAGAATATTTCATCAAAATAGTTGAAAATTGAACATTCAAGAAACTTAGAGCATATCCTAGCAGAAAAACAATCCTTAAATGTTTCCAGGAGCTCAGCTAGAAAATAGTCCTTGTTCAGTGATTCTTTTCTCTCTTTTATACTCAACAAATTTTCATTTTCTATCTTCTTCGCCAAGGACTCTTTCAGGGCATCTTTCAATAATGTTCCGGTGTCAAATCGTCCACCAGTCAAAGGGAATGCTTCGGAGATATATGAGGTTGCCCTTGACGACAATTGAACGCCTTGAAACAATTCTTTCCGTTGCAGAGTAGAGTTCGCCATGGAATCACAATAGATTATTCTCTTTATTGCTGAAACTGAATAGCCTGACAATCCGGCATCCGGGATTGAGGTCATAGCGTAACCAAACATTGTGTAAGGGAGATACATCAACAGAGAAGTGTAAAACAGGGCATCCACATTTTCCTCATGGAATTTGAAAAAATTGTTAATGTAATTTTCGGTATTAGGCATTATTTCATTTTTTGCCAAATTCTTTTTGAGTGCTGTTATAGCCAGAATCCTATTGCTTTTAGAATTTGCCAAAAACCGTGGATCGGGTGAGATATAAGACCTTGTGGAGATCCAAGCATAAACTTCTCTTTTGGCCACTGTCATGAAGCGATAATTGCGCAATATTGCTTGAATCCTGAAATCATTAGCCCTGTTGCAGGCAGATGTGAAACCTGAATCAATCAATTTGACAGACTCATTCACATCTGCCCACATGGAAGGATTGTTCAGAGTAATGCCCATCATACGCTTGTATGAAGTGTCAATTGGAGTATCCTTGAAATAATGATTCTTCAGCATAGAACACCTTCCATTCGTAACTTGTGTTTGTGATAATTTCACTATCAACCCCATTGACAAAGCGTATTTTTGAATCTTCTTAATCACAGCATCTAGCTTAGATGCTGTTAAGTTTGGCTCTATAAAAACCCCACATGAATCATCAGAATAGGTGGTTCCTTTATATTTCTTGAATCCTATTTTCCTGAGCATATCCTCCATCATCAATTGTGATTGTATTCCCCAGAGTGGCCCAAACCAACCTTCTATGGCTCCCTTCTGCCCTGAAGAATAGTACACAAGGTCACTGTATGTGTTTTCAAATATTAAGTCAAAATTGTTGAAAATATACAAGATATCCAATATCATGTCCCTGTCCTCTGATCCCTCATAATAACCATATAGGTCACATATTTCTTCTAGAATGAATTTATTATTATCAGGCCGTTGTGATGTGTTATGACCTGAATAGTCAAGGAAGATTGAATAAGCATCTTTCTCGGAGAGCATATTGCTCAGTTGATACAATTCATCCCTCCTCTCATCCTCGGTCATAGTCATCATTTGTCCCGGGATTAGTTTCATTGCTCTCTTGACGAGTTCCATTATAGAAGAGATAGTTATTTTGAGGTTGAAACTTGCCACCCCAAAAAACCTAGCAGCGGTTTTGAGTTCCTTTTCCTTTTCAACTAACCTGACAATCATTCCTTCCTTCATGTTCTTGAGGGACTGGTGCTTCCTATGAAAAACCCTCACCTTTCTTCCAATATTACCTAATTCTCTACTGATTTGGAATCGGGTGATCGAATCTTCTGGTTTTGGAGTCTGCATGTAATAGATGAGCTCTTTTAATGAATTCCCTCTTTCATCATAGGCGTCTTTTGTGCAGGCCTTGTCAATTATCCTAGACCCCAAGTTGACTTCTTGTCCACTCTCTAGGTTCTTACCCAATCTCACATTCTCATAATTCCGGGGCTCATTTAGCAATTCTTTGGAGTAGTTCCCTTTAGCGGCCATGATCTCCATTTCTTGTAATAATTCATCGGGAATTTCTTGGAATTTCGGAACTCTGCCATATTTCCTTATATATGAGGTACAGATTTTCATTCTCATTAATAGCCTCAGATCCTCTATCACCGTGTTTTCTACTTTATGATTTCTATTGGTCCTCTGTGTGTATCTTTCTAAGCCAGCCTTTTCATCAACCTGAGCATATATCAAGGACTTGTTTATACATGACATTTTTATACATTCAGCAGCTGTAGCCCTCATACACAGTTTGAATAGCTCATTAGTTTTTGAGACATGGGTGTTCAACATCTCTATAATACTATCTAATACAGGAGTTATAGCCGACACGTTTTTGAGATCCGCCATCATGAGACACATCGTTT